CTAAATGCCTCTCTTAATCTTTTCATATTCTTTTCTAGCATATCTTTCTAATTCTTTTCCAATAAGCTCTGGAAAACCAGCAACTGTTCTTTGTCTTGTCCTATAAACACCACCCCATGATGGTGGCAAGTTAACACCAAAGCAGACAGGCTCTGCATAAACAACATTATTAATAATTGTGCCTTCAAAAGGTTTTACATCTGTTTGCCATGCTGATCTAAGTCTGCCAGTATCAACTGGTGTTGCTTTTTTAACTCTCCTTGTCCATTCAAAAGTTGTTGCGTGTACAAGATTTTCTACTGCTTCCCTCATTACATCATCTATCTGATCTATTCTGATTTTCCTTGTCATAATTACCTCAGAATCAAATCAAAACTTACAGCAGTATTATTTTGCTCATTTATAAGAACTTGAATAATTTTAAATTCAACATTACTAATAACTACTCTGTCTTTTGTTGTAGGAGTAAATGTAAGATCACCAGCAGATATAGTAAGCAACTTATCCTGTGATTCAATCAAATCATTAACTTGATTTCTCGAAACATTACTTAATGCACCTTTGATAGTGGTATCAGATGTAGATTCTGTGATAGCTCCAGTTGTAGTGTTATATGCACCTGTTGTCACTTGTCTAATAGTCACATCACCACCAAGCTTTTTCAGTGAAGCACTAGCAGCTTTTTTTAGTGCATTAGCAAGGCTCATAATGAATAAGCTATGACCTGACCACTTGCAAGAGTGATACTTGTAATTACACCTTCAATCTCTGAAGAAGATTTCATTGTGATGCCATTGATAGTTGAAGAACCATTCTCTGTTAAGTTCTCAGCAACAAGAGTTACCTCTGCATTAGATAAACAATGCACCTTGCCAAATCTGCCTGTGTGGGCATTTGTATCTGTAATGATTAACCCTGCTGGGTATTGGTAGCCGTAGTTCACTTTAAGACCTCTTGATTGATAAGTTTGCTCTTCCACCTATTCTAATACCCATCAAGTAATGATCAACTATCGGTGGAATACGATCAATACCAGTAGCCCCATAAAATCTAGGGGTCACATTTATATTTCCAATACTTACAGCAGCAAAATCCTCCAAGCCGCTTAGTTCTAACCCATTCCTATTGTTGTTTAAATAAACAGCCAAGATGACCTGTGCGTGTTTTACCCTGTCTGGGATTTCAGTATCAAGGTAATAATCAGCAACTAATCTATTTGGAAAGCTTAAACCATACAAGTTGGTGTATGTATCAGGCTTCCTTACTCCTGATCTAGGCCACTCCAAAGCTTGAGTATCAGACACCCTAGCTCCTAAGAACTTCTCTCTGTCTATTCTCTGAGCTGCTGTAAAAAGCGCACGATTTTTGTTGTCGGTTGATGAGTTATCCCATGCCGCAGCGTCATCACTAAGAACAAGCCCTTCAATAAAAGAGTTTGCGTCAGAAAGACCTATATAAGTGTTTGCGTTAGCACCGCCAACAGTAGCATCAAGAGTTATCGCCATTGAGTTTTACCTTTTTGGGCTTAGATTTTGGTTTTGGCTTTTCTAGAGTTTGAACAAGTGAAGCTGCCTTTTGAGCAGCCCCATTTTGTTCTCTCATTCGCCTAAAAGCGAACATTGCCATTAGCTTGATGCACCCTTTAGAGCAACAAAGTTAATAACAATAGCTTCACTAAGGTTTCCAGCAGATACATTAGAAACTGTGACCGCAAAAGATCCAGCAGCAATAGCATTTGCATTTACCAAATATGAACCAGCAGTTCCAGCAGAACCATGACAAGCTACAACAACATCTGTTGCTGCAATCTTGCTGTTAGTTACTGTAAAAGATACTTCTGTGCCAGCGTCAAGCTGTGCATTGTTCATTGTGATTTGTCCAGACTCTGTATTTAGAGTTACACCTGTTGATTTGTTTGTGGCCTGAGTAACAGTTCCACCATCTGTTGGGCCTACTAAAGATCCAGCAGTTACTTCAAATAGTGATGGCATGATTAATCCTGATTAGATACGTTTGTTGCACGAACAATACCTATGTTCTTTGTCTCATACACTTTCGACCATGAACCAACTGTTTCCAAAACTGTTCTATTTGGGTTAACTGTTGAAACTGCGTACTTAAGACCTACTGGGTGATAGATATAGTGAAGATCCACTGCCATTGCTTCCTCAAGAGCAAGAATGTCTCTATCTGTTTGTGTTCTGATTGGTGCTTGCTCACCTGTAACAACTGCTCCTTGTGTAAAGAAGAATGTTGAATACTCAGTTGAAGCTCCAGAACCTGTTGTTGGAATATCGTCAGAAACGATAATTCTTAAACCACCAAATGTCTCAACAACATTAGGGCCATCAAAAGCTCTAGTTGTACTACCACCTGTAGCATCTCCGTCTGGTGCGCCTGTGTTGTCGTAAATACGATCAATCATGTTGCGCTCTAGCAAATCACCATAAACATTAGAGTGCATTGCTATTGCTGTAAGCTTGCCACCCTGATCTCCAAGCTTTGATTTAGCTCTTGCGATATGGCGAGGGCTTAATACTGTTGGGGAATCACCTGACTCACTGTCGATTGTTAGATCAAATAAAGCTGAACTGCTTGAGTTTGCGTTGATAGATCCAAATGCACCAGTTAAGCAAGAATATAAATCTTTTTGCTTTTGGTTGTTTACATAAGCAGCCATCTTCTGAGCAATAGCAGCCATAGGATCTACACCACCACCAACTGCAAGGGAAGCTAAGTCTCTTGAACTAAAAGCTCTACCTCTATGAAGAACAGCAGCAATTTGATTATCTGCTGTAATTTTTGCTGGAGTTAGTGAAGTGCTATCTGTTAATACTTCAAAATCACCTGTTAAGTTTGCTTTGTAAAAAGGTATCTTTACAAAGTCACCGCCTCTCTCTGCGGAAAGATTTAATTCTGCCAAAGGTTGCACTACCCCACTCTGTAGGAAGCTGTCAGTCTGAGTTGTCGCTTCGATCAAGTAGGGAGTAAACACCTCAGGAATAATTAAATCCGATCTTAATGTCGCCATTAGAATTTAATTAATATGTTTACTTCGAGGCACAACCTCTGACATGGCACAACCACGTTGTTTCTATACTAACCGCTAACTGCGTTTTTGAGCATATTATATTTATTTATATCTGTTCTATATAACCTACTTTGCTCTGTAAGGTTGAAAGATTCCTTTGCAAAGGGGTTCTTTTCACCAGCAGCTACTGTTTCAGTCTGAACTTTAGTTGTCATTGCTCCACCGCCTTGAGGTCTTGGATTCTTTTGTACCCATGCTGGCATTTTTGACATTGCCCACTCTTTAACTGGTGTTCTGTTATATCCATCAACAACAACAACTGTTCCATCTGCCTCTCTTGCAAGTTGATCCTTACTAATGCGTGATAGTACATATTGGGGATCATGTACAACATCAGCAAGGGCTGTTACTGCTGGGGCTTCAACTTCAAGCTGTCTCTGCCTAGCTTCTAGCTCTTGGATTCTTTTGTTCTTTGCCTCTTCAGCATCACGATACTGCTGTGCCTGTTTAGCAATCGCCTCATCATATCTGCCCTTTGCCTCTAACTCTTCCTGTTCTTTTTGTTGTTTGAAAGCTATAAGAGCATCTACATCAACATCTGGTGGGACAGCTTTTGCCGCTTCTTTTGCTTTTTTGTAGTCATCTAAAATTTCTCTGTTGCTTTTTCTGAGTGCTTCAACTTCTGCCATTAACGCTGCTGTATCAACAGGTGGATTTGGTTTGATTGGTTCGTCAGCCATAAATAAAAAATTTACAATTATTCACAATATTAGCTCCACTTTGTCTTGTCTGCCCAAAAAGCTGCTGACATTTTACCTTTGGCAATATTTTTAGCGTGTCTAGCCTTAAAACTCTTGCGTTTTGCTTTATCTGCCTCTGATTCGCCCTTTCTTGGTGGTTTTGTCTTTGCTCCCTGCATACCAAATCTAATTAATTTTACTTTGTCACCTTCTTTTGCAAGAACAACATGAGACTTTGTTGGGTGTGATGGGGTTCTCTTTGGTTTGTTAAAACCAGATAATCCAAATCTTTTTAGTCTAGGATCACTCATTTACCCTTCCTCTTCATTGCCATATTGTGTGCTTCGGTAAATGAAACCCCTTCCCTCATCTTGCGTTTCATGTAATCCATATGAGCCTTTGTGTGACCATGAGCCTTTTGATGCTTTGCAAGTGTGTTCTTTTGTCTGGTAGTAAGTCTCATCTTTTTTTGTTGTACCTTGAATAAATTGCTGCGTCTGCTGTTCTTGCTTTATCACCTCTCATATAACTGTTTACTCTTCCCATAGCCCACGCTGCCATCGGCACATTACGAGATCCAGCACCAAGATAAGCACCTTGTCCTTTTCTGTAAACAGCCGCAAGTTCTCCGTAAAAAAACTTTGTCCCATCAGCTTTTTTCTTTAAACTAGCTTTTACGCTTTCGCTTAGTGGTTTTCTTCTTTTTCTTTGTGGTGACATTTTGAGCAACCCTTGATTTTTGAACAGCTTTTATATCAATATACTCTCCTTTTCTATAAGCTTCGGCAGTTCGCTTTATTTCAGCCGCTTTCGCAGACCTGTTTTTAGAACCAGACAGATATTTTTTGGGAATACCTGTCTTTTTGTCTTTTGGAACTCGCCTTAGTTTTCTAGTCACTTTTTAGTTTTCTTTTTAGCAGTGGGCTTAGTTTCTTTAGGCTTTTTTGTTTCTTCGCCCTGTACTTTAAAAATATATCCCATTACTTTTTGCCTCCTTTTTTTTTCTTCTTTGTTCCTTTGGGCTTCATTGAACCATAGTGTGAAGGCATAACAATAAAAGTAGCTGTCTTTATATTACTTCCTTTTGCGTTTTTTAGCAGTTGATAAAGCTATTGCTTGAGCTTGTTTTAATGTCTTGCCCTCTTTCATCAGCAAACGTATGTTGCCAGAGATAGTCTTTTGTGATTTGCCTTTTTTTAACGGCATAATTTTTTATGTATATAACTGTTGTAACCTTTGTAATGAAACTTCGCTACCATCATTTCTAATCATTTTTCTTAGGGCTGCTTGTCCTGATCCTTCTTTTTTTGCCAATCTTTTAAATATTCTTACTTTACCTTCACTGCCTAAAGTTTTGACCTGTAACTTTCTATCTTGATCTAGTAGCCAGTTTCCGTACGTTGTTCCCTGCGGAACTCTGCCTGTAGCTGATGGTCTGGTGTCAAACTGTGTTGCTGGCGGTTTTTCAAGTGTAGGATATTTCTTTTGCAAACCATCAAAGTCCACAACAGGGACAGTAGTAGATCGACAATTAAAGTGTTGCGGTGGTGTCGGGCCATTATTGTAAGCAAATGTTTGTCCATCAAGTCGCTGGCAAATAGCACTTGTTCGAGAATCCAGCGTTGCAACATATTCATATTTTGGTGATACCTTTTTATTTGCTGCATATACAGCCTGACTTGCTTGATTCTGTACTTGATTGATTGATGTTCTTACAATAGTTCGCACCTGATAATTAGCAAGCTTTGTTACTTCACCTCCAGCCGCTGCAATCTGTTTAAAATTACCTTTTTGTCCAAATTCAAGTCTGCCTATCATACGCCTTGCAATTTGTTCTGTTGTTTCACCTGAGAACACACCTTGTCTTATGTGTCTTGCCAAAGACTCTTGCTGACGTTCTGCTATTCCTCTAAATGCTTTTTCAACTGTTTGTCCATTAGGTAATGTAATCGCTGCTCCTTGTCTAGCAGTAAGCTCAAACTTTCCAGCACCAAACTTAACGAAATCATCTTCTGTAAATTGTTTACTTGTAAAAATATTTGTTTGAGTTGGATCAGTTCTTACAAATGATTCTGCATATTTAGGACTTACTGCAACACTATTGATCGGAATATTTCCAGAAGCTGTTACCTTTTTAAGTTCATCTTTTATAAAGTCTGTCTGCAAAAGTGCAAACCCCTGCAACTCCTGTGTCATTTCTTTGGTTGCAGTCTTAGCCCAACTGTTAAGATTAGTTTTTGACTGAGCAATGATAGCTCTTAATCTTTTTCTTGTTTGGGGTGCAATAACTACACCTGCACCAGCCACTTGCTGCCTTAGATCAATTTCTCTTAACTTTTTTGCAGATGCAACAATTATGTCATTGTAAGTTGTGACAAATTTCCTAGAGACAGAGTTACCATATCTATTTATGTCAATAGTTTCTCTAAAAAATACCTCTGGTGTATCCATTTATCATTCTTCCTCTTGTTCCTCCTCTGGCTCTGAGTCAGGTTCTTCTGGTGGCTCAACTTCTGTTAGACCTCCCTGCTGTGTGCCTTCAATCTCTTCCTCTACATCAAAGTCATCACCAAGAACCTCACCAGCAGAAAGTTGATTAAGCAATGTTTCCTGAGTGATAGTTCCAGCAGTAAACAATGTAAGTAATGAAGTTATCTCTTGTGGTTCTAGTCTTGCACTTACAAAGTCTCTATTTACAAAGCTACTGCCAGCATTAGGTTCATTGAGATATTCGCTATGGAACTTCAAGCAATTATCAATCAAGTCTTGCATCTGCTGTGCAATAACCATCATTGTGCTGTCATTCTGAGAACGGTCTATTCGCTTGGCCTCCGCCGACTCACCTACTAATTTTTGACCCAGCACCGCCGCTAATGACAATGTATTGATCTGTTCTGCAATATCTTTCAATCTTGTGAACTGGCTGTCATAGCTATCACCTGATGGACTGATATATTCCATGCGTGACTCAGGTGGCAATGATAGTGCTTCATTAGGGCCTGTTGTTATCTCATCTGCATTTGGATAGCCAAAGACTGCAAGCATAGGAACAGAACTGATGTGCAGAATGTTATCCAAGTCAGACTGTATTTGATAATGCTTGAGGTTTAATTCTGCAATGTCATACAAAGGACTGCGGCTTTCGTAGTAACCAACTCTGTTGGAATAGGCAATAGCAAAAGGAATCTTGTCTTTAAGGCTCATTTCACCTTCATCAAACAATTTATATTCACCTTTTTTTTCATCTTTTCTATGAATCTCATATCTACCCCTTTCCAATACCCTGATCTGTTTAATAACCTTGTCACCATACTTTCCATCTGGTTCAACAACCTGTTCCATTAAACGCAACTGTGTGAGTTCCCTTGTCCCATCTATGATCTCAGACCGCCAGCCTAGAATATCTTTTGGTGTATATGTCACCCAATATGGTCTAGTCTTATCACCTTCTTTTGGTGCATCAACTAATACTCCAACATGACCAAAACTAATTGCTAGTCTTGCTGTGTTATATAACCAAACATTAAGATCATTACCTTCAAGGTCAACATCAAACAACTGTTCTCTTACCAAGTCAGATACATCATCTAGTCTTACTGGCTTCCTAACCAGCATACCTGAGAGCATCTTCTCAATACGCTGCAAATATGGCACTACTGTTGATCTACTTAGCCTTACGTCATAGCTATCATCTGTTTCTCTTGCCTCTTGTGGCAAATACTTTCTATGCTCACTCCTAATCTTATATGTTCCTTCCTTCAAATCTGTAATCAAATCCCAAAACTGACTCATCCTTTGATAAGCAGCATTAGGGCTGGCAACTGTAGTAGCAGCTTGTGTTATGGGCTGATTGTAAATATTTAGTGAGCTATACACAGTTTTGCCTCAATAGTACCATGTTCTTAATATATTCTAATCCCTGTAGGTTTGCCCGACCTAGCAAATAATGGATTGAACTCTCTCCATACAAGATAACCTAAAGCATCAGCCATATGGTCATAGCCTGACTCTTTATCTGGTTCTCCTTTTTCTGTGTATGACTGAAGTTCCATTGATTCAATTAGCTTTCTGCAACTGGCATGGATTTGTAGACGGCTTTCCCCTTTGCCGTTACATAGTAAAGCCTGTACGGCAGAAATCCTGTCTCTGACTGGCGGGTTGCTGCGTGGGCTTTGATTGCTGAAGCCGTATCCTTCAAGAATCTGAATGTCCGTCTGACTTGCATTAGTACTTCTGTTGCCTCCACTTGCATCTGGGTATATGTAAATCTTATTCATAGGGTATCTGGCTTTGATCTCTTGAGCAATGCTATCTGTATCGTGAGCCTTAGAAATCTCATCAAATATTAACAATTTTTGATTTTGTACAATGCCAATCACTGCGTTCATGTTGCCTATGTTAAAGTCCATGCCCACTCTCAATGGTTCTAATCCAATATCAGGTTTGGCAGTAGTGACATTGTTTTCTCTGGTAAAGCGATCATATACTTGCCCAGTAGTTAAATTAATAAACTCTCCATTAAGATATGCCTGTAACATTGATGGGTCATAGTTAGCTTGCATACGTTCTATAAAGTCATCAGGCAAATATGGATTATCTTGAGTCCTCATCTTAATTAGCTGTCTATCACTTCTTTCTTTAGCTTGATCCGTACCAAATGTGTTATATAACCACCTAAATCCCTCTGGTGTACTAGCTGCGGCAAACTGGCGAACATTACCAGCCCTTAACCTACCAAGTATTTTTGGGAAGGCTTTATCACAAATAGCTGGGGAAACTGTGTCGATTTCATCTACCAGAACGTGCGATAAATTCAAACCTATGATTCTGGTGTAGTTCTCAAATGACCTACAAAGCAGCTTCGAGTCTCCCTCTTGAAAATGCAAAGTATAATCTGGAAGCGGTGAAGCTCTAAATGTATAAGGTATTTCATAGTGTTCAAGGAACTGTTCAAAATCTGTTTGCCATATGTCTCTTATCAAAACATTAGTTGGTTCAAGGATTGCTCCAATAAAGCCTATATTCTTAGCTGCTAATTTTACTGCCATACTGCATAATGCCCTAGTTTTACCAGCACCATATCCAGCAGAAAGCCCAACTATTTCAGATTTATTATCATAAAACTGTTGTTGTGGTGGGTGTAAGTCTGCCCTTATACGATCTAACAACTCATCAGTATTAATATCAGAGGTAGTCAACCCATGATCCAAAACATTACCACTTATAACTGAATCTAAATAACTCACGAACAAAGATGAGCTAATTTTGCTGCGGTGTTAATTGCACCTAAAGCAATATGATATTGACCAGACCTCCTAGCTTCCATTTGTAAGGTGCTGCATTGAGCCAAAAGATCAGCTATCATTTGGGGTCGTTCCATATCCCAATCCTTCTTCAACTCATCTCTAGCCAGCTTTAAATACTCATCTACAGTCCTTTCTCCAACCCCCCAGTTTTCCGAAGCATAACGAACACAGTCTGATCTGCGGCCACCGTTTGCAATAATACGAGCAAACTTTTGTGACCTTACTATTGTTTCAGCTTTAGTTCCTTTTTTACCCATTATTTAGATGATACACGTTTTACAGTGTTGCCTGTAAAATCCTCCCACCTTTTAACTATTACATCACAGTATTTAGGATCTAATTCCATTAAAAATGCTTGTCTTTTAAGACGTTCAGCAGCGATTAAAGTTGAACCAGAACCTCCAAATAAATCAATTACATTACCTTGTTTATGATTTATCAAAGCTCTTTCTGCTAATTCAACAGGTTTTTGTGTTGGGTGGATATATGAAACATCTTTTTTTACTTGCCATAAATCACTTTCGTTTTTTATGTGCTTATCAATTTTTGCATTAAACAAACAAAACTCATGTTGATGTCTATAGCCAGCCCCTAAACCAAAAACATTTTTTGCCCATACAATACAACCTTTAAATGGTAGCTTGGTTTGTAGTGTTGCGTAAAATTTCCAATTACACCAAACATAATAATGATTAGGTTTTAAAATATTTATAATTTCAACCATTCCTGTAATAAGTTCATCAAAAGAATCTTCAGATAAATCATCATTTTTAATCACATCAAATTTTCCACTCCTACCATTAAAAGCAACATTGTAAGGAGGATCAGTAAATACCATATCAGCCTTGTTGCCATCCATTAGTTTTTCAACGTGCTGAATATTTGTAGAATCACCACATAAAAGCCTGTGGTTGCCAAGAATATATAAATCACCTTCTTTTGTTATTGGTTCTTCTGGTACTTCTGGAACATCATCAGGATCTGTTAACCCTTCTGTTGGTAGTACTTCTTTTTTAGAAAGTATGTCATCAAGTTCTTTTTTATCAAAAAAATCGTTTAAATCATGCTCTTTGGATAGTTGTTCAAGCATATCTATATCCCACTCTGAAAGATCCCCTGTTCTGTTGTCTGCTATTGCAAGTCCTACTTTTTGATCTTCTGTAAGGTTTGATCTTTTTACTGCAATTATTTCATTACCATCTGCTTCTATTATTTTTAAATTTTTAATCCCTGCTGCTTTTGCCCCTGCAATTGTTCCATTTCCTGCAAGTATGCGGTTGTTTTCATCTATAACTATTGATCTTGCTGCCCCATATTGCTCAAGACTTTGTTTTATTAGTTTTGCAGATCGGTCTGTACGTTTACGAGCATTTTTTGGATCATTCTGTAAGTCGTTTATTGAAGCCACAAAAGTAAGTATTTTTTTTTAATGTAGCGTCAATTGTTAGTTTTTGTCGATTTACTTTGTTTTTCCCAGCTTGTTTTAAGAAATATAAGTTCATCAATCCTTTTTCTAAGAGCATTAATGCGGTCATTGTTAAAGCTGTCAAAGTCTTTATTTTTCATCAGAAAGGTAATGTTGATTGACTAAATGTTTCTGGTTTTTTAGGTAAACACCAGAGATGTTCTTGCTTGCCATATAAACCCTCTATTTTTTTATCTGTTTTAATTAGCTTACCTTCATTACTAAGGTTTGTCATAGCTCTTCTGATAGATGTTAGAGGACATTTAAGTTCTGTCATACTTAAAACCATTGAAGGACTAAAACGTAAATCTGGATATTTACTTTCATAGAAATGTAAACATTTCATAATTTTAGCCTCTTGGCTTTTTGCTTTAGCAATAGATTGAGCTAATTCAGCAGGGGTTTCTCGAATGGTGTTATAAAAAGTCATTACTTCTCACCCCTGATTCTTGCCCATCTTTTTTTCTGTCCAGCCGCTACAGCTAAATCATATCCACCATCAAGAATAGCTTGTTTTGTTTTTTCTGGATCATACATATATCTCTGAAAATAGTGATCTCCAGTAAAATAGTGTATGCCTTCTTTTAAAACACCTTTTTTTCTATAGTTTTGAATCGTATGAGAAGCAATACCAATTATTTTCTCTGTTTCCATGCCGTTGTATAAACCTTTCTCTGCAAAATGTTCTTTACTTCTCATGTTTAAGTATTTTGAATAATCAGTAGGAACATATTGAACAGGTTTTATAAGGTTGTAAAATTCTTTCATTACTTCATTATTACGTCTTACATTGTAATTAAGATTACCTTTCCAACCACCAGAATCTAACGAAATAAGAAACTTATATCTTTTTTGTAAATTAGGATGAGTAAATTTATATGTTGGGTAATGATTAAGTCTGGAATCAAGATAACCTTCGAGTCCAATTTTTAAATATTTAATTTTTAATTTTATCCACTTATCAATATCAGTTTTTTTCCAATAGCAATGATCTATACCACCAGTCCCATTTTTTTCTAATTTTCTTGAAGGTTTTGGAAACCAATTTTTTCTTAATTGAACACTAATGTAATATAAATCAAATCCAGTAAGTTCTACCAAATCAGCAGCAGAGTATTCGTCAGACATTTTTTCTTCACTTGGATCAAAAGAAATATGTCCTGTTATATCAAATTCTTTTTTTAAGATTTGCCTTATCCACTCTCTACCAACATCAAATCTGTCTGCAATTTTTTGAAGTGTATATCCTTCTTTTCTCATGCGTAAGATAATTTCGTTTCTTGCTTGTTTTAGCTCTGGTGTAGTTGTGTACTGATTTTTCATAATGATTTAATTTGAAAGTTTGCTAGTTGATCTTTTACTTTTTGTGCTTCTGGTGGAAGTGCAAATTCTTGGTTTTTAATATTTTTTTGTATGAGCTTGTTCATAAGCTTTTCTGTTTTCTCCCAGTTTTCTTTTCTCATGTTGTGTATATCTCGAACAATGTCTATTGGTATGTCAACACCAATATTGTTTCTTATATGACCATCTGAATCTCTAAAACCATGAGAAACTATTTGACCATCTATGTCGTATTGAGCATTAGCTGAAGCACAATAACATATGAGAGCTAAGTCCTGACCAGAGAACCGCCTTCCCTTGTCATCAATGTCATAGTCTGGTAAATGATTGTTTACTAACTTGTCTGAGTTGTTGATTATGCCTGTATCGTTGCAAGCATAACAAGTGTATTTAGGTGCGTTGAAGGTAACTTCTCTGTCAACAGCAGCCCGCTTGTAATTCTTCATGGGGTGTTAAAAAGGGGTGTTTTGTTTGGGTTTTCCTAATGTAGTTGCTTTTTTAGATACTGTCAATAGATATTGTTCAAATTGACCATTTTTGAGATAACGAAAACAATCAGGAAATAATGGTGTGAAGTTATCATTTTTTAATTGCTTTGATCTGGCTCTTATATCAGCCTGTAGGCAATCAAGTATCTTTTCCTGTGTCTTTTTACTTAACTTAGCAAATTCGGCTTTTGCAAGCTTTTTAGATTGTGATACAACACGCATTGATGTAGGTATCTTTCTGTAAGCTTCCCAGAATGGTTCAAAAAAAGAACTAATAGGTTTTATAGTTAATTTTGTTTTAGTTATATTGTTATAGTTAGGGTCGTTCTCATGGACTACCCCAGTCGTTGTCAGCGACCCCCCCAGTGTATGTGACGGACTACCCCCAGTATGTGTCAGCGACCCCGCATGAAAACTGGTATCTGGTACAGGAAGTGTCTTGCATTGACTCCAGATTGTAACCCTGTAGCAGTTGGTTCTCTGGCCTGACTCATCAATACGGAACTGCTTTTGCAGCAAATTAAGTTCTACTAATTCATCAACAGTGGAAATAACTTTTGATCTGGACATCTTTGCATCTTCAGCAATCTTTGTATAACTA